GAATAGACAATACATTAGCAATACCAGCCGCAGTAGGAGTCGTAGCAACAGGCGTTACAGTTGCATCATTAGGCTCTTGAGGAGCCCAACCTACACGAACAATAGACGATGTTAAGTTCATTATCCGATAAGCAGTAGGNTANATATTGTTATTGGTTTTAGCTTGAACAGCCGANGTTCCGACTAAATAAGTTGCCCCAAAAGGAGAAAACGCTGAATCATATGCCATTATTTTTCCTTTAAATAAGGTAATTTAGTATAAATTAATTAAGAAAAAAAGGCACACCTTTTGAGTATGCCCTTTTCCTTTTACTTCAGGGTATTTAGAAAGGACCTGTGCTTAGGTCGTATCCGTATACATAAACGTCAACGGTTGCAGTAGCAGTCGCACTCGAAATATTTACATACAAAGTCTGTGCTGACAAAGCCGTATTAGGGTTTGTAGCCGCAGAAATTGTTACATAAGTAGGAGTCGTTTGACTTGTTAATGCGGCCGCAGTTAAAACTGTTGAGCCACCTTTTGCTACTGCTGTATAAACGCCCAAGTTTACAGAAGCTACAGATTGTGTTGCTCCAGCGTTGTTTGCGTTAGCAACAACAACTGAAACAGGCACATAAAGTGAGCTATTGTTTACTTGAACTGCCGTATCAGCTAATGAAGCCGTAGATACACCTTTCTGAACAGCCAAAACTCGTAGAGCTTGTTGGCTATTTAGATTTGATGGATGTACGGTACTGGTAGTTGCTGGTCCTGGATTTGCCATGATAGTTTTCCTTTTATATTAAGTAATTAAGCCGCAACTCGGCAAGCGAGTTCTTGATACAAAGGAGCCCAACCATAAAGCACATCAACACGAGTAGGAATCGAGTCATTGTTAATGGTGTATTGACGAACTACACGCATTGAAAGACCAATTTCCTTGTCGCTTGCACGACCAGCAAAATGAACGCCTTCAGGTAATTCAAGGTCAGCCATTGCTAAAGTGAAAGCATTACGGTGCATAACGATATTTTGTGGGCTTACAACGCCATTGCCGCTTGCATTGTATTGGCTTGCAAAGAACGCTACAGCCGCAGTTGCGCTAGTAGTAGGAATCGATACGTTTTGGAACTGACCACCTGAAATAACAGCAGGAGATACGGTTACTGAAACGCTTGAACCCGAAGCTACGGTTACGGCAGATTTAACTACGAATGAGCGCAATTTGTTTGTGCCGTAGGGTTGACGATTTTGTGGGTTAGTTGCATAAACACCAGCAATCGTAAAGGTATCACCAGCATTTAAGTTGATTGTGCCAGTATTGGCGGCAGTCAAAGTAATGGTGCTAGTAGAAGCCCAACCTGAAGTCAAGAAACCAGTTGCAGTTGTAGTAGCTACTGAAGCAGTTACAGTATTAGTTGAAAAGTTACCAAAAGTTTGTGAAACAATATTTTGGTCTAATTTCCAATCCATACCAGAACTATCACGACCCATTAAACCTTTGGTGTATTGTGCGGCAATAGTAGCGGTAGGATTAAACAAGCCTTTTAAGCTGTCAACAATAGTAGCTGAAGTGAATGGCTCAACGATACAAGCTCTGCGGCCGTCACGAGGTGCGCCTTCAGAATCAAGATATGCCTGTGCTTGCAAATAGGTAATCAAACCAGTTGGAGGAGTTCCTGCTGTGCCAACGATGTTAGCTGTTTGCAAAGCGGCAGTTGTCGTACCATCAAAGTCGATTTTGTTAGCAATAGCGGCTACTGCTGGCTTCAAGATACGGTCAGAGAACATATCTAAAGATAAAGCCAAATCTTGAGTCGTGAACTGGGTATCAACGTGAAACTGAGTTGATAAAGTTACAGGAACTGAAGTTTCGTTTAAGTCCTCAACATTCAAAGCAGGACCAGTAGTACCAATGAAACGACCTGGACGGCGTACGTTTACAGTTGCACCAATTTTTGCACCAACTACAGCGAACTGGTCGTCATAGTTACGGTCAACTTGACTCGAAAAAGTCAATTCGTTTTCTAGCACCATAAGTGCTTCATTAGTAATTTTACTAATGGTAAGTAAGGTATTTGCCACGTTAATTCTCCAAAAAAATTAGGTTGTCAGCGTATCTTCTTAGCTAATCTGGCGGCTTTCCATTGAGCATATGAACCATAGAATTCACCATTGGTGTCTATCAGCACATCTGCTCCAGCTTTGCCGCCCTTCAAAGGACTAATAGGCGCTGGTGCTTTACTTCTAGTAGCTGTTTTAGCTTCAACTTGAGGAACTTCCTCAAATTTGGCTTCCAATCGACCAATTTCTTTAAGAGCTTTAATAGCTGACATCTGAGTCAGTTTCGTAGCATATTCATCGTCTGCGGCTAAATGATAAAGAATTTGTGGCCCAACATCGGATTCTAAGATTGCATCTCGTACAGCATCACTTACAACTGTGGTGCTACTAGATACAATTTCGTCAAAATCAGGCATTTCTGCTTTAGCTTTGACGACCTTATCATTCCATGCTTTGACTACAACTTCTCTTTCTACTTCTGCCCTACGCTGAGATTCTGCTATGTCCCTATCTCGTAATGCCTTTTCTGCTGACCATTCTGCTAATGCTTCTGCATATTCAAAAGCATCATTAAATTGGCCTGCTTGTGGCTTGTCTGTAACCTCGGCTGTTTGGGCTATTGGTTGCGGATTTGCCTTTGCTTCTAAATCTCTTAATCGACCCTCTAATTCACTTGCACGAGCTTCAGCTTGTTCGGCTCGTTTAGTTACCTTAGAAAATCGTTTTTCAACTTTGTCTTTCGGTGCATCTACTTTAGCTTCTTCCTCTGCTATTGGCTCACTCGAAGATTCCTCAATGTCTGGCTCTGCTGGAGTTTCCTCAACAACAGCCTCAGATTCTTGGTTATCCGCTAAACCTAATCTTTCTGCATAGTATTCTGCCGCATTTTCACTCGTTACTACATTGCTTGCTTCTTTTACTTCAGCCATGATTTCCTCAAGCTCCAAAGTTATACTTCAAATTATACTAATAAAAAATAACTGTCAATTATTCTTTTTCCGATTTTTCTCTACTAATTGCTTTATTTAACAAGTCTTGATGTTGTTTTAATTCATTTTGACTCATTTCTTCATACATATTAGATGGCTTTGGTACTGGCTTACCTGACCTTCTAGCCATTTCCGCTTCCATCCATTCTGCTCTGTTTTTACCTGTAATTACTGGCATATCTTCTCCGATTAAATTGCTCTTTCAATTACTTCAATATCTGCCGCTTTTTCTGACCGTTCATCAATTTTGGACAAAATAAGAGCTAAACGAGCTTTCATACGCTCAATTTCTTTCCTTGTTTCCGAATCTAAAACTGAGTCGTGCGCTTGAGCAGAAGTCCGCATTTCGGCATCAGCCATACGAGCATCCACATCCATCTTCTTACGCTGAGTTTCAGCTTCTTGCTTCTGTTGCTCAATAGTTGCATGGTATTTCATATCCATTTGCATAGCTTGTAATTGCTGTTGCAACTGCTGAACTTGTTGTTGGCCTTGTTTTAACTGCATTTGAACTTGAGGTGGAATATCAGATTTCTCGTCAATTTGAGCCAATGGATTAGCCGCCGCAAGTCTATCGGCAATAACATCAGCGCCAGGGAAGTCCATGTTACGGAAGATTAAGTCGCCAGCTTGTTGCATTAGCGCAGGGTCAATAGCAAGCATGGAAACCATAGATTCTACGGCTTCCTGTCGTTTCGAGTTATAGCCTGGACCCGTTTCCATAACCACATCGTATTCGCCTACGGTTACATCATTTAGAACTTTTTCTACGCCTAAGTCGTCAATGCTAGGCTGATTAACAGTAACCATTTCGCCTTTGCCGTCTGCGCCAATAATGCGTAAAGCCCTTTGTTTATCGTAAATTTTGGGTATCAGGTCAAGAATAATCCTGCCAGTTTGCCGAATGGAGCGAGTCAAGTTATCGTAATAATGGAAGTTGGTCATGTCCACTTGAGCTTGCTGGCCTTGAATAGCCTTGCCTGATTGATTACCTTGTGGAAGTTGGCTAGGGTCATAAATACCCACAACTGCCATTAAGTCCGAATTTAGTCCTTGTAAAGCTGTAACCATTCCTGTTGGAGGAGGCTCAGGCTGAAGTCGGGTAGGAGGAGGAGCCATTCTGCCCTCGCTGTCTGTTTGCTTGTAACGCAATACAGGCATCGATTTAATATTGGCTTGATTCCATTCATCTTCATGGCCTTCATCTTGCCCTTCAGCTACTAGCCATTTAGCCTTTGGAGCTAAAGCTACTGATTCTGTAAGCGCTGTAGACCAGAAGTTATACATACGCTGTGGGTCTTTAGCCATTCTTGTAAGGCCAAACTTCTTCTTCTTACTATCAACAATGAGTTGCTGACCATAAACAGGCACGACAGGAATGTATTTGCCAGCCCAATCAGAGCGCTCAAGTATCTGCATACCTGTTAGCTTTACCCATTTAACCTCTTTTTTAACTGTTTCCCTGCGGCTAACTTCATAAATACCAGCCTCTAACATCATATCTTGGCTAGGCATTTCATCAGCGTAAACGGCACTTCCATCAGATAAAAGGACTAATTTGGTACGAGTATGAACGGTATAGAAGTATTCAGCTATGCGAATATCTTCTTTCGTAATCCATTCGGACTGCGAATCACCTGTTCCTCTAGGTGTAAACCCTGCATCTGATTCGGCATCAGGGTACATTTTTCTAAATACATCCTTGCTAACTACTTCAGTAATCAAGCACTTTTCCGCATCTGAACCATCTGGCTCAGTCGAATTTGGGTCAAAGTAAACCATAAATGGGTTTTCAATGCGCTTAATGTAGATTTCTTGGTCAAAGCTATCAGGCTTCATATAGTCTGTAGTAACCCGCCAATAGCCCCAACCCATGCGAACTGCAAAGTCAAACGCATTGTCATAAGC